CGTTAAATATCGCACACTTTCGCAACTCGGCAGACTACGAGCAGAGCCTTTTCATAGCTGGGCAGCCCACACCGGTTTTCACCGGACTGACAGATCAGTGGGTCACAGACCACATCCATGGGCAGGTTATGCTAGGCTCGCAGAACGCTGTGAGTCTGCCCCCGGGGTCCTCTGCTGAGTTGCTACAAGCTTCGCCAAATTCCATGCCGATGGAAGGCATGATGCACAAAGAGGAATTGATGAAGGCGATTGGCGCCAAGTTGATCGAGCCGGGTGTGGCCAATGGGACAGCGACAGAGGCAGAAATCCGGGAAGCTGGAGAGACCTCGATCCTTTCGAGTGTTGCCAAGAACGTTTCCGCAGCCTATGAAATGGCCTTCCGGTTCTGTTCATACTTTGGCGAGCCGGTAGAGCCGGAAAACATCATGATTCAGTTAAACTCTGATTTCTCGATGCTTGGCCTCTCAGCCGGTGAGCGTCAGGAGATAATGGTTGCTTGGCAGGGTGGAATTTTAACATGGGCAGAAGTCCGCGAGGTCTACCGTAGAAAAGGAATTGCAACGACTCCAGACGACGAGGCTCGCGCAGCAATTGACAGCGACACCCTAGCATTTGAATCAGCACCGCCTATCGAAGTAGCTTAGAAAGATGGATGATCAATTGATCCACAGCCTACTGGGTGGGGGGCTCACAGCGTCCGGCCTTGGCGGTCTAGTTCTTTTCCTTGCGCGTATGGTGAAAAACCAATGGGAGGAAAGGCTGAAGCGGATTGAGAAACAGCTAGATGAATGCGTCTTTGCAAAGGGCGAGCTGGAAAAGACATTCAGTGATTCCCAAATTGAGCAACAAAGATTATTCAACCAAGACCGATCTGCGTTCGTAACTCTCATGAGTGATATGGTCATAGAGAACACCAAGAAGAAGGGGAGAAATAGACGGACTGGGGGCTAAACCCCATAAGAAGCAATGCCAGAAGAAAGCTACACAGACCTCGCCTTAAAGCGTCAAGCGATGCTTGAGCGCTTAAAGTCTGGACAGGTCAAAGACTTCGCCAAGGAGATAGACAAGGTTGATGATCTAGTGAGAAGAGCCATAGGCGCATCTGGAGATGATCTGAGCGCCCTGAGCCGTTCTAGCTTGGAAGAACTCACCAAAGACCTGAGGAGCGATCAGGGGGCCATCTTTAAAGCAGCAACGGCCAAGTTCCTCGGTGACGCCGAAAACATAGCGAAACTCTACGCAGCGCAGGAGGTAGAAGATTTAATAAAAACCTCCACAGTCGTTGGAACCCAGATAGAAAAGTTCAGCAAAAAAAGACTATTTGCTAAGGTCCTAGCTAGGCCACTCACAACCGCCGGGAATCTCCTAGAGCCATGGCTCAAGAGATTTACAGATAAAGCCATGGACGAGGTCAGTGGAGCCATAAGAAACGGTTACACGCAGGGTCAGACTAACCGGCAAATCACGAAGGCTGTCGTTGGTGCGAAACAAACAAAATTCAGAGGTTCGACACTCGCCAAGGTCCAGCGCAACGCGGCCACAGTCGTCAGGACGAGCGTCCAACACGTAGCCAGCGCAGCCCGGCAAGAGACTTGGGAAGCGAACAGCAAAATTATAAAAAGATACCAGTTCCTTGCAACACGGGACGGAGCCACAAAAAAAATCTGAAGGTCGTGGGACCAAAAGGAGTTCGAGAAAAAGAAAGCCCCAGTCCCGCCACTACATCCTAATTGTCGGTCCACGACCATCCCGGTGATATCTGAAAAATACAAATTCTTGACGGAGGGCGAGACCCGGTCATCTTCGGGGGGACCAGTGGATGGTAACCAAAGCTATTACGAGTGGCTGAAGGGGCAAAGCCCCACGGTGCAAGGAGAAGTCCTCGGCAAGTCGCGGGCAGCACTCTTCCAAAACATGGACGCGAAGAAGTTCAGCGACTTGCAGTTCGACAAGACTTGGACTCCGTTGACACTCGGTGAGATGCAGAAGATCGAACCGGCGGCATTCAAGAAAGCTGGGATTTTTAAGGAGGACTAAAAAACTTGCATTCCGTCACCGTTTAGCATTTAATCCTGCCGTTCATAACAAAGAACGATTCAGATGCAATATTCAATATCCAAAGAGGTCCTCGAGACCCTAGAAGCCAGCGTCCAAGCTGAATACACCGTAGACGGCGACACGGCGACCCTTAACATCGAAGGCGACAACGCCCCGACGTTCGCCAAGATTGCCAGCCTTGAGAAGAAGCGCTCGATTGAAGTGGAACACCGCAAGACAGCGGAAGCCAAAGTGAGGGAGTCAGATGACAGAGCAGCAAAGCTCCAGCAGGATCTAGAAGCGGCCGGAGACGACGGCGGCGAACTGGCCAAGGTGAAGGAAGCACACGCGGCAGAGCTTGAAGGAATGCGCGTGGAGCGAGCGGCACAGGATGCGGCAGTGAAGAGCGCTCGGAACTCTGCAATGATCTCGGAAGAAGCAAACGGGTTTGCATCGGGTAACTTTGTGGACAAGCCCTACGGCGCAAAGTTCATAGCTGGCGAGATCTCCAAGCGCCTAAGCGTCGAGGAGATCAATGGCTCGCCGGTAGTCCGTGTAATTAATGCAGACGGGACGCCATCAACTGCGGCCCTTGGAGATCTCCACAAAGAATTTCTTGACAATAAAGACTTTTCGCCCATTATAAAGGCGAAGGCTGGATCTGGTGGCGGTGCTACTCCCGGCAATAGTGGCGGTGCTACTCCTAAGAAAATCTCCGAAATGACTGCAACTGAAGAAGCTGCATTTGAAAGAGAGTCCCCTGAAGCATACGCCGCAGCCATTGGATAACCTAGGTTCGGCGATAATTTAAATCTCCTTAAACTAACCTAAAAAAATGGCTACTACCAGAATCGCGGACGTCTACGTACCGCTCACGTTCAACCGTCGCACCCAAGAGGCGCAGATCGAAACCAACGCTTTCCTCTCATCCGGGATAGCAGTCGCAGACCCTACCCTAGCAGCTCAATTTGCATCAGGTGGGACCACAGCAGAACTCCCACAGTTTAACGGTCTAGGAATGGCAGAAGCAAATATCGGATCTGACGTTGTCGGAGATGTTGCAACTACCGCCAAGATCAGCTCATCCAAGCAAATTGCCCGTAGCGCATCGAGAAACTATCATTGGTCTACGATGGACCTAGCGCGTGAGCTTGCTCTAGAAGACCCAATGGGAGCCATCACGAACCGCGTCGGGGCTTTCTGGGCCACCGATGACGAGCATCGACTTATTGAATCAACCAAGGGAATCCTTGCCGACAACATCGCCAACGACTCCGGCGACATGGTCAATGATGTCTACAGCGATATCTCTTCCCCCGCAGATACCAACCGCATCAGCCCGGAGGCGATCATCAACACTCTCCAGACTCTCGGCGATAAAAAAGCCGGGATTAGTGTCATCGCTATGCACTCAGTGCAACACGCCAAGCTTCAGCTTCTCCAGCTACTTGTTGATAATATCAACCCGGTAACGGGCGAACTAGTCAGCCAGAGCTATCTTGGAAAGACCGTCGTCATTGATGACAGCCTTGAATCAGTAGCCGGAACCAACAGCCCAAAATATACCGTAGCTTTCTTCGGATCTGGTGCGTTCTCTTTCGCTTCTGGTCCAGTCCAGACTCCATCAGCCATCACGCGAAACGAGCTAGTTGGTAATGGCGCAGGTGAGACTGTTCTCTCTAGTCGAGTAAATTCGATCTTCCACCCGAATGGGTTCCAATGCACCGGAGGCGCTTGGGCATCGAGCGCGGCCGGAACATATGCCGAACTATCAGCAGCATCTTCTTGGGATCGAGTTGTAGACCGTAAAAACGTCGCGCTTGCGTTCTTGACCTGTAACGGATAATAGACTAAAACTCTTTAAGCCCCGCCATGGCAAAAGTCGGGCGGGGCTTTTTTATAACTAAATTAAAACATGGGAAACTCATTACCTCCACCAACCCCATTGCACGTTTTAAACTTACACGCTCGCGGCATGACAATGGCGGACGCTTGGGCGTTATTCAATGGCAGCAAGGAGACGGAAGTTGTCAAGGTAGACATCAACGCACCGCCTCCTAAACTTTCAGCCAAGGAGAAGAAAGAAGCTATTAAGGTTGAACTAATCGAACTCGGCGCAGACTTACCAGCTCCAAACGCATCAGCAGCCAAATGGTCTGAGGCGCTCGCAGCAGCAAAAGAAGATGAATTTACAGACTTAGAAATCTAAACACTTTGGCAGTCCCCGGGGGAAGAGTTTTTTCTTCTTTGTTCTCGCTCTCCCGGTGGCTGTCACTTACTCAAATGGCTCACGTATCAATCCTAATTATCGAAGACGGCACAAATGTAGCCAATGCCAACTCATTCGCCACAAGTGATGAGATGGAAGCTTATGCAGCCTTGCGCGGCCTAACAGTGCCATCAGGACACGACAAACTTGAATTCCTCTTAGTGAAAGCAGCCGACTATCTTTTTTCTCTGGAGGATGATTTTAAAGGCTCACGGACCAACACCACGCAGGTAATGCCATTCCCCCGGAATTACATCACGATGTTCGACCTAGACATCAGTGGCACAATCCCAGATATTTTAAAGCAAGCGCAATGCCGCATTGCCTACGATGCCATCGCCAACGACCTCCAAGCAACCGGAGGAGGTCGCGTGATTAAGAAAGAGGGGGTCGGCCCATTGGTAGTGGAGTATGGTGACGACGGAGTCTCAGATCCACAGGTCAACCTAGACGCAGCCTTGACAATTTTAAAACCTCTCCTAAATACTGCATCAACAGCCACGGGGGGCGGGATAAACTTAAACGCATCTCGCTAATGGGTAAATTCAATTATATCGCAGCGGAGAGCACAGCGGCCCGTCTGATCGACAAATTCGGAGAGACTGTAAACCTCCTGCGATATGACGCGACCTATGACCCGGTCACCGGGCAGACATCGAGTGAAGTTTCTCAAATTACAGAAGCCACATTGGTCTCGCTCCCAGCTTCTCAGGGGACAGTTGAGGCATTCGACAACAGGACAAAAGAAGCTTTTATACAGGGGAAATTGAGATTCTTTATTGTTGCTGCAAAAAATCTTTCATTCTTGCCTTTGCCGGGCGATTACATTAACTTTGAATCGGCATTATGGGAGATCATGGGGTCTACTCCACTAAACCCAGCAGGGACAACTTTGATGTTCCGGGTGGGCGCTCAGCTTGGCAATAAGCAACTTTAAAATCATGGCCTCAGTAAACACATCACCGACCACACACCAATTCACCGGAGGAAACAGTGAACTTTTCTCTGTGGGGACATCTGGAGACGCAGAAGATTTCACATGGTCCGTTCAATACACGCTTGACCTTGGAGAGACATGGTCTTCTTACAAAGACAATCTTGGCCATCATTTATTCACCGGGTCAGATAGTAAGTCAGTTCGTTTACTTAGTGAGAACAACCGCATTTATTTAATATCTATGGGATCAGCCACAAGGGTATTAATTGAGGCAACCAATTAAATTTTTTAAAGTGAAAAGTTCCCTACAATCTTCATCAACTACGTCAGCCCATGGAATCACAGATCAGCAAGCTTCTCAAATTGAGGCTAACAATCTAAAAGTAGGTATAACCACAGGACAATCTTCGGATATTGCAAATAATAAATCTTTATTATCGGCTATTCTTGGTTCGTCGGATGCAGATAAAGATTCCTTTTCTGAGATTGTAAATTTAATTAACTCAGTTGATACTACAAATGACCAGTCATTTGCCGGATATGTTTTATCGAATGACCAAGCAGTAGGACTAAACACGGCCAAGACTGGAATAACTGCCACTCAAGCTAGTGAGATTT